GGTATTTATTGGTTATGTTTTACACCCGGTTTCGCAGATCGTGCTCTTAATTTTATGGGCTGGACTAATTGGGCAATTGGTGCAGATATGGTAACACAGTATGGACCATTTGCTATGTTTTTTGGTATGGGTATAGATAATATTATTGATTTTTCTGTAAGTAAAATTTCCTTCTTAAATGGCTGGCTTCCACAAATGCCAGGGCCATTACCGACACAGGTTCCTACTGAGGCACAAGCGAAAATGCTTGCACAAACAGAGAAAGACAAAAAATAATACTAAATAAAGGAGCATAGTTAAATATGAGAGCGACACTTGGAATAGTAACATTGATCTTCGGAATGATGTTTAGCTGCGGAGAACCGCCACAAAATCTAGCTCGTGATACAGCCGCCGCGCTTGGCGGTGCTATAACGACGGCACAAACACAATACCAAACATCTTGCACAGCAAATAAAACACAACAAGTCTGTCAGGTTATTGACAAAGCTGTAGCGGCTCAAAACGCGCTTATTACAGCAGACGAAACTTATTGTGGCTGGCCGGTGGGTACAGGCACTAATAGTAATAATCCCTGTGTTCCTGTCGCCAATGCAACAGCCGCACTACAAGCAGCGATTGTTAATGCAAATGCATTTATCACGCAACTAAAGGCGGTGCTCTAGTGCTTTCAATTATTGAACTGGTTCTTAATTTACTAGGCACCGCGCTTGCAGCAGCTAAGGCAAATAACTTAACACAGGAAGTTGTACAAGGTTTACAGGCGGCTATTACAGCACTTGAACAAGTACAAGGGACTCCTGTGACACAACAGCAACTTGAAGGACTACGAGTAAAGACATCCTGGTAACAATAACTGAGTAATAACCAACGACAATGCCACTTCTTGAACCAGTAAAAGCGGACTTTGGAACTGACGGTAATAAGCAATTGGATGAGTTCGTTTTTAGTAATCTGACTGCTCTTATCAATAGTTATTTCAGTCTCCATAACTCTACGGTTCAGAAGTGGCGTCGTCTAACAAAAGGCAAACCGAAAGAAGAGACACGAAATTTTCCTTGGGAGAATGCAGCTAATACAATTGTACAACTAATTGGTGAAAATGTAGATGTAATTAAAGCTGTTCAACTTGGGACAATATATGAAATTCTTCCATTGTGGACAGCCGGTCTAGTAGGTGATTGGCCTGTCGAGGCGCGTGGGGAAGAACAACGTTCTATAGTAGAGCGATTTTTAGACCAAATGGGCCTGTCTAAATCAGAACTCGATCTTTATAGAGTAGAGAGTAAGGCCGCCCATGATATAGCATCTCTTGGCTCTGTTGTTATTAAAATCCCTTGGGAAACTAAAGTTCAGCAAATAGTTACAGGAATTGATAGTGACGGACAATTTCAGGAATCAGAAGAGATTCTTTATGATGGCCCGCGACCTGAGAAATTAGCTTATGAAGATTGGGCGGCAACTCCCACGGCACAGACTTGGGAGGATGCGAAGTTTAAATATCACGAATATCGTATTACAAAACAAGAATGTGAATTTAAGGTGTATAAGGGTCATTTCGATAAAGATGCTTGGAAGAAAATTAAAGGTTCACCTGATGTTATTGGACTCACTTCTGAAGAGGAAGAGAAGATAGCGAGTCAAAATCTACAATCAGGTTATCAGGATAAAGAATTAGCCCGCTGGCGCTTCTATGAATGCTGGTTTGAATATCAATACGGTAATAAAAAATACAGTATCATCTATACAATGCACCTTGAAGGTAAGCATCGTATGGGGGCATTTTTTAACTTTTATCCAAAGAATGAGGAGCCATTTGAATTCGGTCGTCTAGGTTTTAGTGAAGATGGATTACTAGGTTATGGCTTTGCTGAAATGGGTGAAATGTATCAGGAAGAGTGCTCGACTACGCACAATCAGCGGATGGATAATCGTACTCTTCTTAACACTAGTGTATTGCTTGGAGGTAATAATCCTCGTATTGATGCTGGCATCAGTCTTTTCCCAATGGCTGTTCTACCTTTTAACAAAGACGAGGTAGAGATTGTAAGTCTTGGGGCTAAAGCTGATAGTTCGGTGCCTGAGGAACAGTTAACTATTGCATTAGCTAAAGCTAGATTCGGTACTGATATGCCAATGGCCGAGGGCGCTGGTAGTGGGTCTGTAGGTAAGAAAGGTACTTATTCTAGTATGGGTACTTTCTCTATCATGCAGCAAGGCGCCAGACGTATTAACATCAATATAACAGACTTCCGTTTCCTACATCTCAATTTGGGGCAAAAATTCCTAAAACAGTACGCATTCTTCGGCGTCGGCGATGAGCGCCTGAAATATTATGGCCAAGCAGCAGAAGATTTAAGAAAAGCAATGAACGCTATAAAAGAAGGTCGTCTAGAACTTCCTATCAAAGCTGCCACTGCTAGTATCAATAAAGAGATTGAGAAACAAACAGGAATGCTCTTTACCCAAGTTATGCAGCGTCACTATGGCGCTATAGCACAAATACTCCAAGGAATTGTAAATCCGACTATTCCGGAACAAATTAGAGACTTTCTTATTGGTAGCATAGGTGGTATGGCCTACGTAATGTCTAAACTTGCTCGCGCGTTTGGATATGATGACGTATCTAGGATGCAGCCTGAACTTAAGACTATTCAGCAATTACAAGAGATGAAAGCTAAACAAGAACAGCAGGAAAAACAACAACAACAAAGAGGAGCCAATAGTAATGGACAACGATCAGTTCAACAGAATGCAGGAGGCACTCCGCAAGGCAACGGAAGACCCGGCATTCAAGAAAATACGGGACCACAAGATGCAGGTATTAGTCCACCTGCAAGCGCCAACGCAAATGCTGATAGAGGAATACTTCTCAGCAGTTAGGGCGGCTTTACAAGTACAATTAGTTTATAACTTTCAAAATGTCGCTCAAGGGAAAGATACATCAGATATTCTTCGTGGAAAAATAATGATATTAGATGATCTCTTGGGTATGAAGAAGATGTTTGAGAAGTTCGACGAGCTAGATAAGAAAGTAAAAGAAGAAGAAGAGAAGAGAAAAAATAAGGATTAATATAAGGAGACTCAATGGCATTCGGTAAAATAACAAAACAGGATTTAGTAGATGCTGGACTTGATCCAGATAAATTAGCGGAATTTCAATCTAAAGGTGTAACTAAGACTGATCTTGAGACTCTTGGCACTAGTCTTGAGACTAAACTAACAACTACTGTCACTGATCTTATTAAGAACAGTTTTGCAGAGTTAGAGGGTAAACTTCGTACACCTGTTAAAAAAGAAAATGAAAACGGTAATAATCAGAATGAAGGGAATAGGGACGAAGTCATAGATGACCAGACTCAATTTCTTACTGATCCCGTCGGCTACGTCAATAAGAAGACCAACGGCGTAGTTGTCGCTGCTGCCGTGGAATTTAAGAAAATGTCACGGGATATGGCATGGAAAGAGGGTGTTAGAACTCTTCGTGGTATGCGGAATCCTACTCTTCTAGCGGAGATAACAGAAGAATGGAAGAAATATCCGCCTGAGAAGATGGCGCAGTATAATACTGACCCAGCCCTCGCTCTTCAACAGATACATGATATGATCTTGGGTAAACATCACGATGAGATTATTCAGGATACTAATAAGAAAGATGGCAAATTTAATCTTGTTCACTCTGGTTCTGGTGGTGGGTCTGGTAATACTGGAGCTGTAGGTAATAGTACTTCTGAGAATGTCGATAAGACAAAACTTAGCGAAAAAGAACAAGTTATGGCTCGTAAATTCGGTATGACAGATGAAGAGTGGATTAAGCAAGGCGAAGATATGGAAAAAGAAGAAGAAGGTCGCCGTGCTGGCGCATTGACGGGGGTTAAATAATTTATGCCAAAACTAGGTAAGAATAAAGAATCAGAAGTTAATAAAGAATCTGGTCAAGATATTAATCAAGAAGTCAAGCAAGATCTGCAACCAGAGATAACAGATGAAATTCTTGATTCTATGACCGCTGCTCTTGTAGATTCTGCGGAGAAAGAAAATTTCAATACAAGAGAAATTAATGAATTTAAAGAAGTTGATGGAGAGTCTACTATAGAATCAGTACAGGCAGCGCAAGCGGAAGATATTAACAAAGGCCCAACATTTCCTGATCCTCCAGAATCAGTACAAGAAAAAGAACGACCAATATCAATGTCAGTACATTCTGATGAGTTTTACGAGAACCTTGCTGGTGGTTTTGTTCCCGCTACTGAACAAATATCAGTTGGTAGAAATCAAGAAAAGAAGAAAGCATCGAAAGTTTCTAGTAAAACTGCTGCTCCTGCGACAGAGATAGATTTAGAAAAGTTAGATGAATCAATGATTATGCATATGGATGAAATTAAAGCAGCACCATTTAAAATCATTGATATCCTAAATCCAAAGCCGAAAGACAAGGCTCTCCGTTTCCGTTGGGTGAACTACAAGAATTATGTAGCTGGTAACCTTGGTAAGTATCTCGCTATTGGTTATCAACCAGCCCTTCTTGAAGATGTAGATCAAAACCGTACTCCCATCGACGCAAGTATGGTTGATGGAACACAGATAAAATATTACGATGTTCTTTTAATGAAAATTAATGTTATTCGTCTTATGGAACTTTATAAGACGAATATTATTAAATCCGTCAATAAATTACAAAAAACAAAAGAAGCAGGTCTCGCAGAGGCAAATATGCAGTTTCGTCAAGGTATAAGTTCTACACCGGGAGCCAGTGCTCGTTATAATCAATATAAAAATGCTCTCGGTAGAGAACCCGTAGAATTTTTTGCTGTAGATTAAAAGTAAGTTTAGCAAGATAAATTACATAATTTAAGGAAGGATACAAATGGCATCTTTGTTAGCAAACCATATTCCGTTTGAAGTTGTAGAGACTACGGATGATGCTACGGATTTAACACATACTATGCCAGAAGCTGCTGGTCAGACCTTCTTGCGTGGTGTTCCAGTACAACTAAATGCAGGTAATGTTCAGCAGTGGGATGGTGCTACTATTACCGCTGGCATTCTCGGAGTTTCTGATGAGGATGCACATAACCTTGCTAGTGCTGGAAAAGGATATCCCGGTGCATTTACTCCTGTAGGCTTTCCTGGAACTGGTACAACATTTGGTAGTGTACCAAATCAACCTGCTGCTGTAAATATTCCAGAAGGTGCTCCGTTTAGTATTGGTGGTACGGTGTATGCTGAAGCTACGGAGAATACTATTTTCCGTGGGCAGACGGATAATAACACCGGAGCCGCTACTATGCCAACGAAAGCCAATATTGGCAGTCAGTATGGTGTCAGTTTCGATGCTAATGGCCATGCGTACATCGACTTTGCTAAAGTAACGCCGGGTACGAATACCGTGGTTATTATGTACGATCTTGATCCTATCGACGGCAGTATAGCTAATGCACGAATTTTGTTTAAGTTCCTCAAAGCAGCTATGCAATTGGCGGTGTAGTAGACTAAGAGTTATTAGTTTTGTCAAGTTTTCAATGGGTTTAATTTTTAACTGAGGTTATCTTAATATGTCAATGGTACGCGGAGCTTATGCACAGCTTATGGCCCGTGGCGAACGTAAAATCTTCGTCCAATGGAACGATATGCATCAAAGGGAGCTTGAATATCCTGCGGTGTTTAATGTCGAATCCATGACGGGTGCTTATGAAGATGAATTAGAATTTGCTGGAATGGGACCGACTCCGATTAAGTTTGAGAATAGTCCCATATTCTATCAAGCACTAATTCAAGGTGGTACAATCAGGGCTATACCTCTAACCTATGCTATTGGTGCTCGTGCTTCTTTTGAGTTGTACGATGACGACCAATATGGGATCATTAAACAAATTCCCGAGGCATTCTCTCATTCTAACCGTTTTACCGAAGAACAGGTACCTTGGAATATTTTTAACTTGGGTTTTAGTGTTATTACTAGTATTGATGGTGTGACACTCTTTAATAATCAACATCCATTATTGGGTGGCACGGCTGCGACGAATATTACGCCGGGTGCGGCTAATATTATTAGTGCCCCTGGTACATATCCAAATCGTCCTGCTACGGATATTGATTTGTCTTATGCTGGCGTTCAGCTTATGACGAATCAGTTTGAGCGTATGCCGGATGCTGTGGGTATGCCGGTTACTTATAAACCTAAATCTCTTCTTATTGCTCCTGCGAATAGATATTTATCTCGCGAGCTGTTAGGTAGTCCCGGTAAACCAGGAACGGCGACTAATGAAATTAACTCGTTACTTGGTGAAGATCTTGGCTATATTATTGGTCATTATCTTACTGCCGATGCTCCTTGGTTTGCTCTGTGCGATAAACAATATCATCATCTGAAATTTAAATGGCGCATGAAGGCTGTGATGGATTTTGATGATGATTTCGATACGGGAGCACTTAAACATAAATCTACTATGCGCTTTGCAGTTATTCCTGCTAACTGGGTGGGCGTATGGGGAAGCAACGGTCCTTAGTAGCTAATTAGGACTATTAACAAAGAAGCCATATTTACCAAGACG